GAAAACGTCCATGTGTGCCCTGTTCTTGTTGTTGTTGGGACAGACGGAAGTGTAGTCCCATGTGTGGATAATGACAACAGCAGAAATGACAAGCCCCGCCCGAAGGCGGGGCCTGTCCCCCCAACAACCTCTCGATTAGGAGATCGCGGCGCCGAAGCGATCCAGCAGGATCATCTTGCCGGAGAGCGTATCGATCTTGCCCATGAAGTCCAGGTCGACCATGATGTCCTGGTCGAGCGAACCGGCGGTCAAGGTGGCACCGCTGAACTCGACGGCAGGCACGGTGATCGCGTAGCCGTTGTTCGAGGGATCCTTCACGACAACGGCGACCGAGCTGGTCGTGTTGTTCACGAACTTGTCGTACAAGTCGCTGTTGGCGAAGTAGGCCGACAGCTTGCCCGTCACCTTCAGCGTGCCGGAGCCGATCCCGACCGGGGCCACGTTGGCAATCGCGGTCTGCGAGCGCAGCGCGTTGTCGATGTCGAGCGTGAGCGACTTGGCGTAAGTGCCGGAAAGGACTGCGCCAGCCTCGTAGAGGTAGGCGACGTTCGAGGACGTGTTGAGCACGTCATAGCTGGTCGGGTAGGTCACCGAATCGGTGCTCGGGATGTTGGAGCTGCCAGTCAGCGCCATCGCATCCTTGCCCATCCAGCCGAAGGTGCCGGTGGCGATCGCCTGGGAGGCGAAGTTCATGGACAGCTTCGAGCAGGTCATGCCCCGGAAGGTCAGGAACTCCGTCACGTCGGCGAACTCGACCTCGATCAGGCGCGAACGCTGGGTCGTGCCGTTCTTCAGGCGCGAGGTGGAGATCGTGACCGTGCCGGCAGCCGCGCCAGTCTGGGTGAAGGGCGAGCCCTCGAACGTGAGGACCGTCGCAGTCGGCGACACACTCAGGGAAACCTGCCACACGCCGTTGTTGACCGAGTGCGCACCCGTGCAGCCCGAGATCAGCACCCACTGGCCCCTCTCGATCGTCACGAAGCTCGTGCCGCCCGTCTGGGTCAGCGTGCCGGCAGCAAACGTCGGCGAGGTGATCGTGCCGGAAACGCCGGTCGTGTTGAACGCGGTCCAGGTGGACTGAAGAGCGTCCTCGAAGAACTCGTCGTACTCGCGATAGGCGAGCTCGAAGTTGAAGTCGCCGGCGGCCGAGCCGCCAAGCAGGATCGCATCCGCCGTCTGGCGGTCGGAGCGGATTTCCTTGGACGAGTCGAAGGACAGGGCGTAGTTGAGGGTCTCACCCGTCATCCGCACCTTGCGGCGGCCAGTAGCGGCGGCAACAGTGCCGAACGTGGCTTCGATGGCAGAGCGGAGCTGGACGCGGGAAGTGGAAGCGAGGGGCATGGTGGCTCTCCGTTGTTCTTGTTGTTTTCACGCCCCCAGATGCGAAGTGGCGCGGGGTGCTGTCATCTATGGCTTCTGGGGCTGAATGTAGTTCAGAATCAGTGATCTGGCAAGGGCTACTCTCGGTAATGGAAGGCGAACATCAGGGGCCAGATCAACCAACCCTGATAGTCGAGCGGGGTAAGCAGCCGGGGCGCCAGGAACTGGACGTTAGACACCTTGGCGTACTTCATGAAGCCGGTGATCGAATCGGCGAGGTCCAAGGCCGGCTTGGTGCCTCGGCCCTGGGGGATGTGGATGTGGAAGGCCGCCTCGCCGCGATAGCGGGTCGTGGGGACGTTTTCGAGCGAGGCCTGCTCCGAATCCCTGTAGTGCAGGCCGTAGGTCACGAACGGCTCGCCCCGCGCGCTGTGGTCGATCTCGTGCAGGTTCTCGAACTCCAACGGAACCGTCGGGTTCGTGGAGGTCCAGTTCGTGTTGACGTGCGTGGCGATTGCCAGCCTTACGGTCTCGTAGCTCACTTGATAAGCGCCTTCAATCTAGCCCAGGTGGCGGTATTGCCGCTCTGGATCCAAGAAAGGCCACCCTCGAGCATGCGCCCAGGCTCGTTCACCGCGCGCAGCCAGCCGCCCTTCTCAAGGTGGGTCACGTTGATGCCGCCGTGGCCGTCAAACACCGTTCCGTTGGCGATGCAGACGACCTGGTCAAGCTTGAGGTTCGGCACGAGCTGCATCATCGACTGCTTGGCTACCGCGATCGCACTCAGGTTGGCTGCCGCTGGCGAGCCCTTGCCAGGCCCCGCTGGGTGGCCTAGCTTGCCATAGGGCGTGTGCTTGCCCGCCGCAGCTTTGTACGCCTGCTGCTGGGCGCCGACGCTCACGTACACCGGCCTTGTATCCATGCGCCAGTTCGACACGCTCTCGCCGGTGTACTGGGGCGTCTCCTCGACCACGTAGGTGTAGAGCTCCGCAACAAGCCCGCGATAGGCCATGGTGGCGATCTGCTCGCGGCTCTTCAGCCACTTGCTGAAGCCAGCCTGAAAGGCGGCGTTGTCGACCTTAATCACGGCGGCAGTGCAGCTCCCACGCACCAGCACCATCGCTGGCGGCGGCAAGCACCTTGTACTTGATGCCGGAGGCGAGCGTGAACGTATCACCTGCGTCGGCAGTCGTGACCTGCGTGGAGGACACCTTGGCGACGATGTCGCCCTGTTCGTAGTCGTCCGCTGCAAGGCGCACGTACTCGTAGTCATCCTGCCAGCGGTGGGCGAGGATCGCGACCGAGGCGGGCGCGGCGGCGCCGACAGTGTCGGTGGCAGGGCTATACGCGCCGGCCGCGCGGCTTGTGTAGGTGGCCGTAGTCAGGCAGCCGGCTGGCAGCTCATCCGACTCACAGACGAGGAAACCGGCCGCGCTGACAAACGTGTTCCGAACAAGGTGCCACCTGCCGGATAGCAGGATCAAGCCACCAGCTAGCACGGTCTCGGAAGACGCCACGTAGATGTTCAGGAAGCTCGGCAGCTTGCTGGAGATTTCCATCTCCTTCAGATCCTTCACCCACAGCCTCGAGGCGTAGAGATCGGTTCCGGCAAGGTTGCGCAACGCTTGGTCGGTCGTCTTGAGCGTGCCGAGCCCATCAGCGCGGTGCAGATTGTACTTCTCGCGGATCACCTCACCGTCGAAGGAATCCTTGTGAATCCCGCCGACGATGAAGACCTCGTCATGCGCCTTGACGCAGCGGCGCGCCGGCAAGCTCACGCCGGGAGCCACCGACATGATCTTGCGGACAACGGTCGTACCGTCGCGCAGGGAGTCGTCGTAGAGGCTCGTCTGGCCCTTGAACAAGGAGATCGTCGGCGAGTAGGCGTCGACGAATTCGGTCCTGTCGAAGAACCGGGCCGCGTCAAGCAGCCTCATTTAGGCCCCCGTGACCGGGTCGGTCGCCGGCGTCACCACCCGCAGGAGCTGCGGCAGGGTGGCGGTCTCTTCGCTCGTGCTGTTGTAAGAGGCCCACGCCTTGAGCAGGTGCTGGCGATAGCGCTCGTAGTTCTGGCGGCAGCGGTCGAAAATGTCCTTGAACGGGCTCTCCGAGTGCCGCGTCACCGACGCCTTGCCGTCAGTGATCATCTTCGGGGTGAAGAGCGGCGCGGCCGTCTCCAGGTGAAGTGCGACGGGGTACGGTGCGAATAGCACCACAGCGCGGTAGAGCTGCGCCTGACTAGCGGTCCTGCTCGCCTCACCGACGCCCAAGATGGTCTCGAACGCCTCGATAAGGTTGCCGTTATTGTCCTGGATCAGGTCGAGCTCAAGCCGCAGGTTCTCGCCGTAGATCTCATAGTCGAGGATCGTGTCGGAGAGCTCTTCAGCGGTAACGCCGAGGATCGAGCGAACCTGGTCGTTGGTCGTGAACGGGGCGAGGGCCATCGTCTACCCCGCCCAGTCAGCCGCGCGGCGGAACCGGCGGATCGACTTCCTCGATGAGGCCCGCAGCCTTCTGGGCCTTGACCCAGCTGGTCTCTTTCGCCTCGGTCGGCTCGTTCTTGATCGCCACGCCCTGTTCAGGATCGTGGAGCTGGTAGCCCAGCTTCGAGCGGAACCACTTCTTCACCTTGCCGAACGTCTCGCTGTCGGCAACGTAATCCACGACGGCGGAAACGGCTTCGGCCACCTCGGTGGCGGCCTCCGCAACTTCCTTCCTTACGTCGTCCGTGCTGGTCTTCTTCTTGGAATCGTAGCTCATGAGACCTCTGCTCGGGGTTGACCTGCCATCAGGTGAAGACGCCCGCCGAGGCGGGCGTCTCCAGGGTGCCTATTAGGCGCTGATGGTCAGCACATCCCAGGCGTCGTCGTACAGCCGGTAGCAGATCTCGCCGAAGTCGAAGCGCATGGCCGAGGTCTTCTTCAGCACGAACTGCTCGGCCGCCTGGTACTCGGCTTCCGAGTTGCGCACGCGCCGGATGGCGTAGCGCGAGTCGAGCGCGACGATGGTGTCGTCGGCAACGACAGTCGAGTCCACGAGGAAGAGCTGCACCGAAGCCGGGTGGCTCGGGTTCATCATCGAGAACAGAGTGTCGATGCGCGGCGAGTTCGGATCGTCGGCGCTGATCGTCGGCTTGCCTTCACGGTTCTCGATCTTGAGAGCCGTCGCCAGCGAGCACATAACGTGGCTCACGCGGCGGATGCGGTGGTTCCGGTACAGGAACTTCATCCACGCGGTGTGCGACAGCGCGCCCGCAGCGGTGGCCGCGTGCAGCGAGTCGGAGGCCACCGTGGCAAGTGCGGACATGCCCATGTCGGCATCGCCACCGACCATCGCGGCGATGTACTCCTCGACGCGCTTGTCGCGCTCGACTTCGACCTGACGCTGCAGGGAGAGCGTCACGAAGTCTAGGGTGGTCGCCTTCGCGGCCTCGTCGGTCATCTCCAGGCCGATCGAGAAGGTCGGGATCTTGCGCGCCACATCCGACACCGTGAGGGTCAGCATGTTGGGCGGCAGGGCGCCTTGCGCGATGCCTTGGCTACGCGCGCCTTCGGGGCGACCGTAGTTGACGATCGGCTGCTCGAAGCGCGGACCCGCGATCGTGTCCTTGATCGCGATCATCTGCTCCCAGATCGCCGGCTGCGTGGTGCGATCCTTCGACAGCGCGTTCTCGAGCATCTCGAGGACGACGGCCGGGAACACCAGGCGGGAGGCAGGGGCAGCTTCGCGGACGATCACGCCAGCGTTCATCGACGCGGTGCCGTCAAGGACGGAACCGATCGACGGGGCGCGCAGGCCGAACTGCTTGTCGCTGGAAACGATCAGGCCCGACGACGCGGCGACCTGCTCGAGGACCGAACCGTACTTCTCGGAATCGGTCTCGAAGCGGCGCTCGAGGTACTGGCCGACGGTGCAGTTGTTGTCGTGCGCTTCGCGGTAAAGCGTGGTGTCGAGATCGATCTCGACGGGATTGCCAGCGCGGTCAAGAATCTTGGCTTTCATCGCCTCTCCTCTGTGTCTTGTTGTGTTGTTGACGATGCGAGCCTTACACGCGCTCGATCACGATGGTGTCACCCACCGCACCCGTACCGCCGCCGAGGATCGAGACGACGCGCCACGGAGCCAGAAGCAGCTTCGCGACTTCGTTCACGTTCGCTTCGACGACTTCGGCGCTCGGCTGATACGTCGCCTTGCACACCTTCTGCTTGTAGTCGGTGAGGGCGGTGCCCTTGGCGACCATCGTGCCGGCAACGACGTAGTCGCCGACAGCGATCGTCGCAGCCGCGCCGGGGTTGGCCTGCAGGCCATCCGCGATCACGGTACGCCGACCGTAAACCTGCACCGAGCCGATGCTGTAGTCGTCGAGCGTGGCCGCTTCGACGGCCGCGACGAACCCTTCGATCGGGTCGCCGGCCGAGCACAGCACGTAGCGCGAGTCAGCGCCAAGCTTGACGGCCTTGCCGACTTCCTTGTCGTCGACGTGATTGGACGAGCCCGTCCCGGCGCCCAGGCGCGCGGTATGGAGCGCGAATTCGCTGACGAGTTCCGTCATCTGAAACTTTGCCATGTCTACTTACCCCCTCTTGAGATTGACCGCGCGGATGCGAGCGGCGTGGATCGGGCTGACGTTGGCTGCTTCGGCAGCCTTCTTCGACGCCTCGGGCGCGCTCACCGCGACACCCTCGACCTTGAACGTCTGCTTGAAGTCCTCGTTCACCTGCGCGTGCTTGGCGACGATTTCGGTAGCAGACAAGCCGGTGAGCGCCATCTCGTGACCGCCAAGCGCCACCTGCATCTTGTTGATCGAAGCCTTGGCGATGCCGACGAGCGCGTCGTGCGCGGCCTGCATCGAAGCGAGCGAGTCCATCGCGGACTTCAGCTCGACGTTCAGGGACAGGATCTGGGCATCGCGCTCCTTCACCGCGCCCTCGAGGTAAACCACGAGGTCGGGCTTCGCCTCGACCGAAGAGGCCGACACCGGAGCGGCTGCGTTCGCAGTCGGCTCGTGGCCTTGCGCGTCGGCAGCTTCCGGCGCCGGCGCTTCCGGCGCAGCGGCGGGGAGAACGGGTTCAGCGGAGGCGGCTTCCGGCGCCGTTGCGGCGGCCAGAGCAGCTTCCTGCTCGGGGGTCAAGGCTGCACCGCTTTCGATCGCGGCGACGAGCTTGGGGTCAAGCGCGGCACGGGGCTTCATCTGCATCCCTCTTGTTCTTTGCTGCGGATTGTTGTGGAAAACTTCTGCCTTGTCAACGATTTGCTGCATAACCTGGTCGAAACTCGACACCGAATCGGCAAGTCCGACATCGACCGCGTCGGCGCCCATGAACTCGTTGCCCTCTGCCCAGACATCGGAATCGCCGCTCGCCAAGCTCTCGCGGTTGGCGCTCACGGTGCCGACGAAGATGTCGTAGATCGAGTCCGCGCGCTCCTGAATCTGCGCGCGGGCTTCCTTGGTCAGCGGCTCGGCGGGGTGTCCCAACGCCTTGTTCTTGCCAGCACGGATGATGCTCACCTTGACGCCGTCCTTCTCGAGGGCGCCGCTGTAGTCGACATGCGTGGCGATGACGCCGATGGAACCGACGATGGCCGTGTCGCCCACATGCAGCTCACGCGCGCCGCTGGCGATCCAGTAGGCAGCGCTCGCCACGAGCGACTCGGAGAACGCCGTCACGGGCTTGATCGCGTCGACCCGCTTCACGAGCTTGGCGACATCGTTCACGCCGGAAACCTGGCCGCCGGGCGAATCGATGTCCATCAGGATCTGGGAAACCTTCGGGTCAGTCGCCGCGTAAACCATCGCCTCGCGGATCGCGGGGTAGGTGGAGATGCCGAACATCTCGGCAAGCGGGCTGTCCGAATTGATCAGGCCGCCACGGATCGTGACCACGCCGATGTTGCCCTTGCGCGAGTACAGGCGCGGCAGGCTCTCCACACCCATCGTCGGCGCAGGTGTAGCACCGGGTGCTACCTTTGCGGCCATGTCCTCGAGCTTGAGGAGGGCCTCCAGGGAAGCGGCGTCTCCCAGCCAAAGCGAATGCTTGAGATCGAACATCGGGTCTCCTTTAACCGGGGATGAAGACGTACTTCACGAAGATGGTGCTGGCAAGGACGCACACCGCCAGAAAGGCGATCGCGGAACCGACCACGCACACCTCCAATGAAAGGGGAGGGGCCTTGTCATGGAAGGCCACGAAGCGCAGCAGCGTGGAGAAGCCCAAGCACGAGAGCAGCGCCAAGACGAGCATCACCCAGAGGATCATCATTTCGCTGGCCCTTTCTTTTGCGCCGGCTGGTCGCTCTTCAGGTTCTGGTTGAGCGCACCGCCGCCCGCGCCCCCAGAGGACTGGTTCGTGTAGGGCGCGGCATTCGGGTCGACCGCCTTCGCGTCCTTGAAGCCGGTGCCGGAAAGCGTCTTGAAGCCGGCCGGCGGCAGCGTTCCGGTCAGCTCGAGCGAGGCCTCCTCGTCGGAGATGAACCCCAAGGACAGCAGCTCGAGCGTGCGCTCCTGCTTCATCGCGCGGAAGGCTTCCAGTTCGCTCTGCGGGCGCAGGTCGATGTCGCCGTAGCGGAACTCGACGTACACGTCATATCCGAACAGGCGCACCGCCAAGGTGAGCGCGCGGCTGTAGATCTCGTTCAGCTTCGCCTGGATCGCGCCCTCGGCGTTCTTCATGAAGAGGAGCGTCTCGCTGGAGGCGATGTTCTGGCTGCCGGAACCGTGACCCAGGATCGAGGGCATCGCCTTGGCGCCCGTGGCGACTTTGGAATCGATGATGCCCTGCAGCACCTTGTACTCGGCCTCCAGGCTCACGTTCCCGTTGTTCAGGTAATCGAGCTCGACCGAATTGAAGTGGACCATCGCCTCCTCGGGCCGCAGCGCGTTGATGCGCTGCTCGAGGTCGAGCAGGAACTGGTCCATGTACTGCCGCAGCTTCTCCGGGTCGTGCGCGGCATCCGCCGGCAGGTTCGCCTTGAACTTGTCCTCGTCGATCTGGATGTCGAGGCGCGGATGGATCGCCTTCTTCACGATCCGGCGCAGGTCGTTCATGAACTCCACGCTGAAGAGCACCGGCTGGATCGCGGGCTCGAGCGGCGAGGTGGAGTAGGGGTCAAGCAGGTCCTGGTCGAGC